TGTCCGCTTCTTCTGTTTCCTGGGCAAGACGGATTTTGATGTCCTTATCTTGCTTGGCGCGTTCCTGCGCTTTCAGATCAAGCGGGTCGTACTGACTCATTTGTAGACTTTACTGTTTTTCTAATCAGTTGCAATGCCGCATCAATACATAGCGACAAAGTTTGCCGCCGTTGTAGTACCAGTTGCAAACACCCGGTAGCAACGAATTGGCAAGAAAATCGTAGTTGCAGCGTGCCAATTGAAAGTCACATCGTCGCCATTGGCCATTCTGACTTTGATGCCTCCCGATGCACTATGAGTAATCCAAATTCCTCGAGTCAGAGGAATGTTGGCGGTATCGGATGGACTAATTGCAGCTGCCAATTCGTAGGTAACGGGGCTTGAAGCAATGGCGGTATCGGATGGAACTGGCATGGCTTTCCTTTATGCAAGTCGGTTGAGCTTGAACAGGACGCTTGACAGCAGCGTGCAAATGCCGTCGATCTCGTTCTGAATGTGCGACTCGCTGCCCATTGCGTTCCTGGCGGACTCCACATACTCGTACAGAGCCTGGACATCAGCCTTGCAATCCGTGCCAATTTGCACGGAACCGCCCTGGAATGCCACGGCCATGCCAGTACAACCCATCCAAGCTTCAGCCAGGTCATCCGTCAGGGAAGCCAGTTCGTTGTAGACATCAAGCGCGGAATGCTTGGCAAAACTGCCAGGCCCGGTCACCATCAGGTGGTGCATATGCAGCATGATTGAACCGTGCAGCAGCTTGGTGATGAATTCGGAAGCGGCATTGGTGTCACCCTTGTCGCTTTCGTACAAGAGACTTGGTGCTTTGGTGAGCATCGACATAGTTAGACCTCAACGGCTGAAGGCGAGTTATAACCCGAGAACATGTTCATTACATCTGCCATGCCATCCTGCCGGCCGGGCGGCGGTGCAGACTGCGCCAGGTTCTTGACCGTCTGCGACTGCTGCTGCATAGAAGCGGCCTGTTCCTTTGCGGCCATTGCCTTGTTGCGGGCCTCGCGCACAACCGCAACTTGCTTATCTGCAACGATGAGAGTGGGATCCACACCAAGCATGTCGCTGTAAACATCGACCCATTGATCGGCATCAAACTTGTCAAGCACATCAGGCTTGACCTGTGCCACGCTGCCAAGGTTGCCGACAAAGCGATCCACCGCATTCGTGCCAATTGCCCGCTGTGCCTGGGCAAGCATCGACACAAACTCAATGGTCAAATCCATGCCCTGCAATTCTTCCGGCGGCGGCGGCAATGCGCCGGCTTCAAGCATCCGGGTGAATGTGATGTCCACAAGCGGCTCAAGCAGCTCGTTGTGCAGACGCTCAACCACGGGGCCAAGCATCAGCAGCTTCTCCTCATGCCGTTCCGCAACCTCCGTTGCCGTCATGCGGGTGTCGGTCGCATTGGCAAGCATCAGAAACAGGTCAGCGTAAAACGCGCCGCGCACTCGCTCCCGGCAATCCTGAATGTCAAACAGCAGATGCTGAAGGTTCAGGTTGACATCGAACGCTGTGCGGATGGCATCGGTCGGATTTGCGAGGAACGACACACCGCCTGGCAGCGTGTCCACATCGCGGTTCTTCAGACTTGCCGGCATCTGAAGCGGCGGCTTGGTCTGGTAGTCGATGACCTGTGCCTTACGCAACTGCTCATGCTGAAGCTGCTTGATGTCGCCAAGGGCTTCCATGCCAGGACTGTTGCCATAGATATCGCCGCCGGCGACCGCCCACCTAGGTACTACGCCTGGAAACTGGCGGTATCCGCTTTCGCGCAGGAACTTGCCCTGCTCCCCACCGACCTCAAAATACCACGACCCCCACGCCATGTTCTTGTTGTCGCTCTTGCGGATGTCGCGGTCGCGGCGCGGTTCAATGGCATGGACAATCGGAATCCATTGATCTAAATTGCCACGGTCGTACATTGACTGCACGGTGTGAGAACAATTCTCGTAACCGAACTCCTTGACGAGTTCATGCACGGTTTTCTCAAACTCGCGGTACAAGGTGCAGACGCGACCCTGATAGTCGGAAGCAATGCAGTATTCCCCGGTGGTCAGGGTGTAGTGATGAATCAGATGCTTGTCATCCGGCAGCACGATGGATGCTGCCGTACCAAAGCAACCAAGTTCCTCGTACATCTGATGCAGCGAACGGTAGGTGTTCGACTTCTGAAACACCAACAGCATTCGCTTGGTCACATCGTCAAGCCACACCTTGACCGGCTGATACTTGTTCAGCTCAACATCAGGCGTGGCAAGGCGGAACCATTGACGCGCCGGGCTAGTTGCGCCAGCCATCATGCCCGCGCCAAGCGTTCGCAGCGCACGGGTTCCGGTGTTGTCATAGATGGCGTTGTGCCGCCGCCAACCCTTGTCACGATCCTGCCGGAAATAGCGGCCATTGCGCGGCAGGATGTATGAGGTCAGTTCCTGCCAATGCGCCCACCAAGTGGCGCGTTCACTCTTGAGCTGCCCCCACCGAGTGAACAACTTGTCCCGCGTGGGTGCGCCAGGGTAACTGCCGCCATCTCCGGTGTATTGACTCATGGATTAGCCGCCAAGAAGCGTGGAGCGTCCGAGTGGCATACCACCCAACACGCCAGTTGGCCCGGTCAGCATGGTGGAAGAACTTGGCCCGGCCCTGTTAGCCGCTTCCGCGTAAATGCTGCCAATGTCAGGCGACTTGCGATTGGCTCGAGCAATCGCCTGTTCGGAAGTCATCTGCTGTTCCGTGGCCTGGCGCATGGCCTGTTCCTGCGCTTTCTTCTGCTGACGCATTGCATCTTCCTGCTGACGATTTGCTTGTGCGCCCTGGACACCGCCGGCAATGGCAGTACCCGCGCCGGCAATTGCGCTAGCAGCAAGCGCACCAACAGCAGCAGTACCCGCCGCGCCGGCAGCAGCCGCGCCAGCAGTACCCAAGATCAAACCACCGAGTGCGGAGAAAAGCATGTCATCGCTCCTTGATATGCGTTGTTTCCGCTTGGACATATCCAAGCTTCTTCAAAAGCCTACCAACATCAGGGCCGGTGTCCAATGAAAGCGATGCCATCGCAATGAACTTTGCCCCGCTCTCCGTTGCCCATTCCTCGTAAGCCCGAATCAGCCGAATTGCAATCGATGATCCGCGCACTTCCGGTTCCACCCACCATGCCAATTCGCTAGCCATCAATACCGTGGGCGCAAACCACATCGACCCAATCACCCCGACAAGCATCGCGTGAGCAGTCCCATCACGGTCGCCAACAAACACCACCACTTGAGGCGAGGAAAGAAGCCTCGTCCAACCAGTTACCAATTCGCTTTCGTCCAATGCAAAATGCTTACCTTGAGGTGCATAGGCCAAGAATTGCTTACCCATCCGGGTCAGGGCTTCCATGTCTAGCATGGATGCGCGGCGCACAATCATGTGTTCATCCTTGAGTACGGGTTGTATTCCTCGCGCTGCGGCTTTATGACTTGCCGAATTTCGCGTGGCAGTTGCTTTCCAATCGGCATGGCAAAGGTCAATGCCAGGGCATCCGCGATGTCGGGGGATGCGCCGCCTTGTAGCCGCTTCTTGATCTCGTCCTTGGACTCAAGCACCCGCCGCCCGTTGCTGTCGTACCAGTAAATCGGCGTGGACAGTTCAAGCTTCAGGGCTTGGTCATTGGGGATTGCGCCGCCCTGCTGCACCCATTCGCGCATCAGCCACCACATTTCCGTGCGCTTGTTGATGAACAGGTTGGGGTTGGCGGGCTTGCCGCCAAACGCGACTTCGAGAATGTCGTAGCCCAACTGGCGCAGCCGGTCGATGACCCCGGCCCCCGCGCCGGAATCCACGAACACCGCGTCAGGATCCCAATCGTCAATGACTTTGGCAATCCTGGCCGCAAGCTCCATGTTGTCCAAGCCACGGAACACATAAGGGTCAAACGCCTGTACCCCCTGCCGGCGGATGATGACACTTCGGTCATCTCCGAACCGGGCAGGGTCAACGCCCAACACCTTGGGCATGTCCAGAGTGTCCTTCGCCGTGTACACGCGGGAAGCAGACAACTGAACATCGGTCAGGCCAATCAACTGGTCATCGCCAGCTGCGCTGAAATCGCACAGGTATTCACGGGCAAATGCGGGTTCCGGCATGTCGGCCTTGAGCCTTTGCACTTCCGCATGGTCAAGGGAATCCGTGTCGTACACGGTGTACCTGGCCCCCCACCATTCGGGCCGATCCCCGCTCGTCGCCTTGTAAAACAACTCGCTGAACAGGTTGATCCCGGCGGGTGTGCCAATGAACATGGCCCATCCCTTGCGGTCGGACAGAGCGGGCTGCACGATGTCCGTCCACACTTCTGGCTTGATCTGTGCGACTTCGTCCAAAACGCAACCGTCCAAGCCCACGCCGCGCAGCGCGTCCGGGTTGTCGCCGCCAAAGATGCGGATCGTCGCGCCGTTGTGCAGGAAGGTGACGGTCAATTCGCTCTCGTTGATCTCCGCAGCCGGCGTACCGCGCAGCGGGTTGAGCTTCTGCTTGAGCCGCGCCCAGGCAATCTGCTTGCCCTGCTTGAGAAACGGCGCGATGTACACAAAGAACCCGAGGTTTCCGCTGTGCCGTAGCGCACAATCAAGCAGCTCCATGATCGCCAGTTCCGTTTTGCCAGCCCGGCGATGCAGAGCCAGGACGCTGAACCGCTTTCTTGCCAAATGGCATTGCTGCTGCCACGGTCGGGGCTTGTAGTCAAGCATGATCATTGGCGCGGCACACCCGTCACCACGGTCAGGCTGACCCCGCCGTTGTGGTCAACGGCCACCTTGTCGCCGTAGACCTTGGGCAGAACCTTGGACAACAGCCACTTCCGGCTGTCCACCATGAGTCGTTGATGGTTCACCGCGCCCGCGTCGATGCGCCCATCGGGCAGCGTGGCCGGCGGAAGGTCGGCTAGGTCAAGCACCTCGTCTGCCCACCGCTCCGCGCACATCTGACGCGCCCGCGTGTAGTGCGCGGCAAACCCATTGACATTGTCAATGACCCATTCCCTGACGGTGCTTTCCGGCGGCATGCCTGGAGCCGCGCAGATTTTCCGCAAGCTTGAGCCGCTTGCCAATTCCTGGCAGATGCGGTCGGCAACGGCCTGGGTGTAGGTACTAGGTCTGCCGCGTGGTCGTTTTGCTTTGCTCATAGTTACAGAGTAGGTAAGGGTTTGCGTGTGTCTAGGTGGAACTGACGATTTGAGCATCGACCTTGGCGATGCGCTGGCCCAACCATGCCATGCAATTGACGGCCATGCTGTTGCCAAGGGCGCGATATCGCGGCCCATCAGGGCATTTGTCTGCGGGCTTGCCGCGCCACGGGATGCGCGTGAAATCATCGGGGAAACCCATCAGGCGTTCGCATTCCCGAGGGGTGAGCCGGCGCACGGTCATGGGGGTGGCGACTGTCGGGCGGTTGCAGCTTTGCAGCGGCCCGGTTCCTTCAACGGTAATGCCAAGCCCATCGTTGGCGTTGCCGTACCCGCCGCCGTTTTGCCAATTGAAAGCTATGGATTTTTGCAACACGACCGGGTGGTTCATTTCATGGAACCCGCTTGTTCCGGTAGAGGCACGCAATGCTGCGGTTGCCTCGTCTTTTTGCAACCCGTCCCGGTTGTTTTGCCAACGGTACAAGGCGGGTTGCAGCACCGCGCCAAAGTTGTCTTTGTCGGGCATCCGTTGCCCGCCGCCTGCGTTCTGCTTGGTCAGGGTTCCGGCGCAGTTGGAACCGTCCCACCACACGCCTGCTCCAACGCCTGCTTCAGCATCGGAGGCAACTCGCGGCCCCGGCGTTGGCTTCGCCGCAGAATCCCTTCGCAAGCTCTGCCGCTCAAAGAGAACCTGGGCGGGACGGGTTCTGTCTCGAGGATCTCGCTCAAGGTAGCCAACGACGAACACTCGCCGGCGGCGTTGCGGGACGGCGCGGTCAAACCTTCCTCCGTGTGTTCGGCAGCTTGCAGCGTCCAAGACCCGGTAGGCCCACGAAAACCCGAGTTCTTCCAAGCCCCCGAGCAGGGAACCAAACGCTTCTCCGTTGTCTGCCGTAAGGAGTCCCGGGACATTTTCGTACAGGATCCATCGGGGGCGAACGCGCCGAGCGATTTCAAGAAAGGTAAGGGTGAGTCCTCCGCGTGGGTCTGCAATTCCGCCCCGGAGTCCTGCAACGCTGAATGCCTGGCAGGGGCATCCGCCCACCAAAAGGTCAACTGATCCGGGTTCGATGGGCCATTGCTCATGCTTGGTCATGTCTCCGTAGTTGGGTACATGGGGGTAGTGGTGCTGAAGCACCGCCGCCGGAAACGGTTCGATCTCGCTGAACCCCACCGGGATCCATCCGAGGTCATGCCATGCTGCGGTCGCCGCCTCTATCCCCGAGCAGACGGAGAGGTATCGCAGCCCCGTAGACATGGGACGGTCAGGACTGTTCAAGGGAGTGTGCCGGGAACGCGGTTGGTGGGGATTAGCACAACATCGAAACCCGCAGCTCGAGCGATGTTGATCGCGGTTTGAAACGATGGGTTTCGTTGTCCGGTGCGCGTGTCATTGTCTGCCAACAGGCACTCGCCGGTATGGACGGTGCAGATGCCCATGCCCTCGCACTTGCGAATGAATGCGTATCGACTGATGCCGTGATCATTTAGCCGTGCCTGGACGGCAGACTTCCATTCGACGGGATCAACGATGTCGGTCGCCTTTGACTTCTTTGCCATGCGCGTAGGGTATGCATACAAAGGCGTAATCTTTGCATAGAATTCCGAATTACTTGGCCTTCGGTTGGATGGTGAGGGTAGGTAGAGCATGACCCCGCTGTTCGCGAGGGTGCGTGGAAATCGGCCAGACGGAGCCGGGCGAGGTTGTCACACGATGCAGCTTTCACCATTTTGCCGGGTAGCCGCTTCTGCTGCATGAGAGCGCAAGGCATTTGCCTTGGGACGCGGTAGGGTCAGACCGCGCCACTTGCGGATTTGCACCCGCACCCAACCACGGACACGATGCCGCCGTGGAACAGCTGCTGCCTTGAGGGACTGACCCCATGACTCACCCGGTTTGCGGTAGGCTGCGACCGCTGCGACATTCGCTCTGCGCCTCGCTGTCGGACGCTGAAGGTGCGGAGCGGCGCGAACTGTATCGACCCTGCGACCACACTCGCGGGGTCGATGCTTTTTTACACGGCGCATCTCAAGATTGTCGCGCCGGTGCAGCACTTGCTTCATCCTGGCAGGGTCTACAAACAAACACGGCGCGGACTGTGAAGTCAACGCGCCGTGCTTCCGGGGGTTCAGTACGGGTCACCGAGGCAACCCGGCCTCCAAGGAGGCAGCATCATGGTAACGCGACACCTCAAAACCGCAACCTCATCACAGGAAAAATCTCAACAATTTTGCCCTACCCTCTAGCGGGTTACATGGACGCAGGGTAGTATTTCGGCAAGGGGTGCTTTGCCCCTTCCGCGCTGCCCGGACGGCAGCAATCTAGCAAGGAGCCAGGATGATCACGCGATTCGCTCGACCCCACATTGAGGAACTTCCCAGGGACGATTGGCCGACCGGCCTGCTTGAGCCGCTGCCAGCGGGGATGAATGTCCCGCACTCGCTTGAGCTGCGCGTGGCCGCGCTGCCGACCGTGCTGCATTGCCTCGTCAACCGCGACACCGATTCCGAGGTGCGGCGGTGGGAACTGTGCGCCGCCGTGCGCGTGGCCTCTAGCCCAACCGCACACATTCTCAAGTCTTCTACGCGATTTGTGGACGGGGACACCGAGGATGAGGTGACCGCCGAGTTCATGCAGACCGTGCTGATGTACACGATCCGTTGCATTGAGGAAGTTGTTGAGGAGGACGAATCGTGACCACTCAAGACAAGAAGCGTCACCGCCTTGTACTCACGCTGCGAAACCTGACTGACTTCATCACGCTGCATACCCCGACCGAGGACATCGTCATTACCACCCGGATTCACGGATCACGCATCCGGGTCGGGATTGAGGCAACCGATGCGGTATCGGTCACGCGGTACACCGACAAGAAGGAGGGGCCATGAGTGATTGTTCCGAGGAACTGCGTTCGTTTGTTGCACACGCACAAGCGTTTCGGCTCAAGCACAAGGACGATCCCGATCTGCTTGCCATGTTGTGCCTTCAATGGGAACAACAAGCGATGGTGCTTGCGTCCCTGTTGGACGGGATGTTGAAAGCGCACGACGAGGTCAGGATCAAGTTGCTTGAAGCAGATCAAGAATGGCATCGTCTGTTCCGAGACACCAAAGCCCCGCACCACTTTGTCCCGAGCATGATGCAATTGGCTCAAACCTACGGATGGGAACTGAAAGGAATTCAAGATGAATGACGAACACGATCACGGCGACGAACACCGCGACCCGCCCGCAATCCCGTTTCCGCAGCAGGACAGGTTTGTCCGCTACGGATCCGGCCCGGCTGATTACTTTGAACCCGTCAACTTCCGGCAACCCCATGACGGTGGCCAACTCATGCGCGATGGCATCCATCGTTGGGAGGAAGATTGGTGATGTCACGCAACATCCTGGACGAGCTGAAAATGTGGCTTGAACACACGACCAACAAATATGCGCGTGAGCGAATCGCCAAGGCGATTGAGGAAATCACTCGTTTGCGTGGAGCAAACCAAATGACTGACAGCAACCCGTATCTGTACGCCCTGACCACCGACCCCGGCAAGCCCATGCGCGAGGCGCAGGAGCAGATCAAAAAACTTACCGCCGAGCGTGATGAGGCGCGGCAGTTTGTTTGCAACCGCGAATACTTGATGACAGGCATGACAACTACGCCGGAGCAGATTGCCAAGGAGCGCGGCTGGGACTGCTTCAAGGAGGACGGCAAGTGAGCGGCGCTCATCAGTTTGTCACTCCAATTCCTGTTGCAACTTGCGATGGCAAAGACGGCTACGCCATCTATGTCCGTGACGGCGGCACATTTGAGAACGATGTGTGGTGCATCGTTCTCTGTGACGGCGGGCATCTCCGTCACTACACCACATCCCAATTACGCATCCATCAGAACATGACTTTCGATATCAAGAAGTCCGAGGATACAACATGACCGACCCTCGTTTCCTGTCGCGCCGAACCGACCCCCACACTTCTCATGCAGCTGCCGCCGAGGTGGCCCCGACATTGGGGCGCATTCAGGCGCAGATGTTTGAGGCGTTTCGCAACGCGCCAAATGGGCTGACCCCGGACGAGGCAGAGATTGCTGCCGGGCTTCATGTGGGAGCGCGGCGCAGGGTCAGCGAACTGCACAACGCCGGCCTGATCGAACCGAACGGGGACACGCGCCCTGGCCGAGCCGGAAAAGCGCAGCGCGTGTTCGTGATTGTCCGTGTTCAAACCGACTTGTTTGGAGGAATCCGATGACGGAAGAACAGATCCTGACGAACGCCAACTTGTTGACTACGGGTGCGGCAGACATCCTTTCCAACCTCATTTCCCGGTACGCAAGCCACAAGGCCAAGGACTCCGCATTCACGGATCAACGCGCCCTGCTGCAAACCATTGACGAGATTGCTTCCCTTCGCGCCAAGGTCAAAGAGCTGCGATATCGCAACGCCCGGTTGCTTTCGCAAATGCAGGAAACGGAAGTCCGCGACATCAACCGCGCCATGTTTGAAGGAGAAGGTTGATGGACAATCCCATGCCGGCGTTGCGCCGCGAGATAGGGGAAGGCGCGGGAAAGGAACGCATCGTTTCGACTTCGCTGTTGGTGCGCGTGGCCGATGCCCTTGCCAGGATGACGGACGAGCGCGATGTTGCATTGATGCGGATCAAGCATTTGGAAGATCAGCACAAAGGTTGGATTGCGTATGTCAACACGACCTTGGCAGAACTGAAGAAAGCGGGTGCAAGATGATGTTTGTGGTCAAGGCGGAAGCTGCCCCCCAAGGCAGCAAGAAAATGGTGCGGCTGCGCGGATCCGGGCGCACCGTGCTGCTTGAGAGTTCGCGCCGGGTGAAGTGGTTTCGCAATGTGTTGGCGGCGGATGCCAGGCGGTTGTTTGCCAAGCCGTCCGATCACCCGGCCATTGTCACTTTGGTGTTCCGGTTCAGCCGGCCACCAAGCCACTTCACCGCCAAGGGGAAGTTGAAGAAGGATGCCCCGGCATACCCCACCCGCAAGTCGGGCGACCTAGACAAGCTTTGCCGGGCGGCGTTGGATGCGCTGACCGGGGTGGCGTACCACGATGACAGCCAAGTCATCCGCCTGTTTGCCACCAAGGAGTACGGCGCAGAATCCGAAACGGAAATTCGCATTGGCTTTGAAGACGGGGTTGACCCCTACGAAACCATAGGGTATCCTCCGGGTCATTGACGCAGCCGCGTGGCTGCGCGTTCATCATTTCACATGGAGTAGGAACCATGAGTCAGTTGGCAAAGACGGAGAGTTTGGGGACGAACCTTGCCAGGTTCTCCCAA